GCTGTCGTATCAGCCATGAGAGCTGCATAAATAGCGGGATTCATTACAATGACAGCATCATCATAGAAGTCCTGAAGCTTAAGAGCGAGTCCAACCATGTCTGCGATCTTAGGAACACCAGCAGAAGCGCAGTCGATAAGGTTACTAGCAGGAATGACACCCGCGGTGAAAACACCTTGCATATTTCGACCAGTTCCGCCACCAGTAACGATACCAGCGTGCATTGCCTTAGAGAAAGCTTCACCAAAAATGGAAGGAAGCTGGGACTCTAGATTAGAACCAGTGAGCAAAAGTGCCTCGTTAGTAACAGGAAGGACGCTAATGTAAGCGTAAGGAGTAACAGAAGTCACACCAAGCGCAGCAGTAGAATCTACACCAGCAGAAGTCTCACCTTCAGCGAAGTTAGAAGGAACAGCGAGAGAAGGCGACCAGACAGGAATGTTCGTGGAAGCATCGCGGCCATTGAACACTCTAACCTTGGAGAGCAGCGGCATCTTCGCAGCGGCTACCTTAACCATCTCGGAAACTACATTCGTAACACCAGTACCAGAGAGAGAAATCGACCTCTTCTCTTGGATAGCCTTTGCAATATCACGCCACTCAGTCTTAGTTTCCTTATTTGCATTGGCGGGATTCTCAGCACTAAACGTTGCCTTCTGAGCCTCAAGAGCCCTTTTCTCGGAAGCAACTTCCTCTTTGAGAGAACGAACCTCAGCGAGCACATCCTCTACAGTCTTGTCTAAATTTTCCATAATTTTAAATTCTCCTTTTTATATGGTTTTTAATTCTTTAAGTCCATCGAGAAGTTTACTGAGTGACTTCGCTACCAAATCGGCATCAGTGCTTTCGGCGGCTGCTGTGATAGGTTGTGATTCGACTCTTACTTCTTCTTTAGGAAGTAGATTATTTAAAGCAGAAACCGTTGACTTAATTTCTAGTATGTCTGGTTCTGCTAAAGTTTCTTTTTCTAATATTGACGATAGCTTATCTATATTAATTCCTCTGATACTTCTTGCTACAGAATCTGTAGCTTCATATGCAGGGAACGCTACACCAAAACTAATTTCAGATAGTTTAACTTCAGTTAAATACCTAACTTCATTACCATCTTCCAGCTCAACTCTTTCTTGAATAGGTGAAAAGCCAAACGACATAGTTTGCACATATTCATCTTTAATTAGGTTGTAGGCATCTCTTGCATAAGTAGTATCAGGAAGAATGGCTTCACAATACAAACCATCATCTTGACTTCTTAATATCAAACTGCCGTTTTTAACTCTTCCCAATACCTTAGAAGAATCGTGATCCCAAAGTGCTTTAACATCCGCACCATCAGACAATGTTTTATTGAATGCGGTGTTTGTTATATACTCATAGAATCCCATATACTCGCTTCGCTTGTTGTATGGGATTAAACCTATTAGTCTTTTCTTTCCGTCTTCGCCTTCTTGTAACTGAACATTAGAACGAAGTGTTAAATATTGAACCTTTTTCATTATTAACGTACCTTTATTAAATTAGTAGCACTTTTTAAATCTGAGATATTTTAGTTTTTGTCATCTCCTGACGGATTATGACTACCAGTTTGAGCCAAAGCTAACTTACTAGCAGCAAAGAAAGCATCAATATTTTCCTGTGTTAAAGGATAGTAAGACGCCTGCATGAAATAGTTATCACCAACTTCACCAATAGAATCCATGTCCAACTTTGCCCTTGCCTCATTTACTGAAACCATTCCATAGCTGATTTCTTTAGCAAGAGCTTCTATAGTTGATTTAGTATCAGTCTGAAGCAGAGTCTTGTAGTCATACGAGAAGTACAACATAGCGTCCTGTGGAGTTAAAAGCTTCTCAAAACTCTGGCAGATATGATCGCCTAATGGTTTAATTGTTTCTGATAAGAAATTCTGTTGTCTTTGCTCTAGTGAATTGTATTTGTTTTCTCCAGATATCAAATCATACGGAACACTAAACGCCTGTGCAATTTGCTTTTCTACCATTACCATCAATGAGTTTAATTCTGCTTCAACGTTTGAAGGCTGTTCTATCTTTGCTAGTTTAGTGTCGGGCGGCGGAATCATTACCTTTCCGGCGTTTCCTGCACCTGTAACATATTTATTAATAGCTGGAATAATAGCTGCATAAAGTTTATCTAGTTCTGTCGCTTTAGTAGGCCAACTTGCACCAAGTTCTAGCCCTACCCTTGTTCCTATAGAGTTATTGAAATAGTTCTTGGTGTAAGTAAGTAACTGGTTATCAAGGACTATTAAATCTTTTACTACTTCTATAGGACTTTTTCCTTTAGTACCATTGTAGCCTGCGCCAGAATACGGAATATGTAAAATATCTCTTTCCGTATAGTTCTTTCCGTTAATAATAAAATACTTGTGGTAGGTAGAATCTCTTTCTATTCTAACATTATCAGGATTAATAATAGAAAAAGTTACAATGTCACCAGAAGCGTTTCTTCCTAAATAAAGGTAAGCGTTTCCTTTTAATAGAAGATGCCTAACCATTGTGTTATAGAATAAGGTAGGAGTTTCTTCCAAAGAAGGTTTTTCAATAACACTAAACAGAGGATGAAATACAGCAGGGCTTCTTCCACCGCCTTTTCTCCTGACATAAAGGGACAACTTGAGTTCTGATAGTGTATTGGCAATTTTATTCGCACATGAAAGCACAGTAGGATTCGTATCTTCTGAAAACAACGTAGTGGTAATCAATCCACTATCATTGTTCGGAAAGAACGCCCTTTCTTCCCTTTTAAATATTCTGTCAAAAAAGCCCATCTATATACCTCTATTTTTATATTTTTCAATTAAAAGCAGGGAGATCAGGGAGGAAGCTGATCTTTTAAACCCTGCTACTTTTAATTAGTACTATTTTTTTAATAGTCGATTTCAGCTAATAACTTTGTCATCTCAGCTTCTATCTCTTCTGGCGTCCTATCATCTATTCCTTCGTCTACGTAGCTTTTCACTCTTGCATGAGCCATTATGCTTGTAATAACTCCGTCTATTCTCTTTGGACTTGATGGATCTGTAGAATCTTTCTTAGGTTTGATATTCTCATTTACATCTTTATAGATAGCCGCATTACTAACCATCCACTTCATTACTGGATTGTCATCTACAATCTTTCCATCCATTACATCAGCTTCCCAGTTCTTAGCGGCTGGCGACATAGTTTTCATGTGCTGTGGAAATTCTACTAGATCAACTAAAGGTCCAATTTCTTTAATAAGCGTTCCCGCATTATATGGGTCATATGCAATTTCTCTTACTTGGTACTTTTCTAGATCAGCTCTTATGTCTTTGTACATTGTGTCATAATCAATAATCTCACCCGGGGTCGCTGTTATATGCCCTTGTTCTATCCATTTCCTAATCATTGCAGAATCTGTTTTCATCTTGTCTTCAACTTGCTTGTCTGGAATGTAGAAATGGTGCCTGGCAAAGTACTTTCTTTCTTTAGGCGTATAGAAATATAAAGAGTAAGCTGTGAAGTCGTACTTCTTAGATAAGTCTACAGCCCCACATACTATTGCATTATTTAATTTCACTTCAGAACTATCTTGATGGCACTTACTCCAATTCCTAGCAGATATCCAAGCAGTCATTGGAGACACCCATTGATTAAGGTTCTTTACTCTAAATTCACCTTCTAGTGATGGTTGCTGGATCGCTTCATCTCTTGCTTTTATTAAAGAATCTAAAGATACGGAAACGCCTAGATTCGGATTTGCTTTGATATAGACTTTCTCATTGCGCCAATCATCTTTTTCATCAAGACAATAAAGAATAGTAAAGTAGTCATCTGCTTCTATCGAACCTTCTAGTACTTTTGCAGAGCGTTCATATTCAAGCCTTCCTACACTCTGCATATTGTCGCCGCCAGAAGTAATCTGTATGAGTAAAGGTTCTGGCCTTGCGTATGTTCCTGATTGGAGTACTTTAACTGTACCGAAATTCTTCATTGCAGAACACTCGTCTAGTATGACGCAAGATGGGTTTAGACCATCCATTGAGTCTATATCAGCAGAAAGAGCTTCTATCTTAGAAGAGGTCCTATCGTAGATTATTCTAGAAGATGATTTGTAAACGGTTAGCCTTTGCGAGAGTCCTTCATTCTGTTTAATAAACTCTTTTATATTCTCATAGGCTATCTTTGCTTGGTCGCGTTTAGTAGCGGCTGTATAGGCTTCTCCTCCTTTAGTTGTGAGAACGTCCCATATAGGCAAACCTGAGACTAATGCTGTCTTTCCATTCTTTCTGGCAACAAATATAAAGGCTTTTGTAAAGCGCCTGTTATTAGTATCTTTCCGTTTCCATGAATAGATATTCTGAACTATAAAGACTTGCCAAGGTTCTAGCCTAAGTTGCTTTCCTGCCCATTGATCTTTGTAGAGTTTAAGGCATTCTAGAAACTTGATTACTTTATCACCAGCGGCTTCATCAAAGTAAAAAGGATAGTCTTTTTCTTCTAAAGACTTCTTATAATCTTTTTCAAATCGTTTGATAGCGAGCTTAACCCATTTATTTGTTAATATTTTATTTGATTTTACATCGCTTATGTACTGCCAAAACTTATCCAACTATTCCTCCCCTAAAACAACAGCCAACGGATCAGCAACCTCCTTCTCTTCTTCGGTTTTTGCTAATGCTGTAAGTTTCGCTCGCTCGGTTGGCCCTACTCCGAATCTACAAAGAATCGAATTACAGGCCGTCATGCTTCTTACCATCCAAGCGTTTAGTTTCATTCTCTTTTTAATATCTGCTTCTGTTATCTTAGTTTTTCGTTTTATGTGATTAATTTCATCTATTGCATCAAAGTACTCGCCCATAAGAATGAAAGCTTCTTCAAGCATAGGAATATCTTGTTGTGCTAAGAGTTTTGAATTAATGAGAGCCGGGACTACTAGATTCCATCTATCAGCGGCTGCCTCTGTTAATGTAGCAGGAGGTTCAATTGCAGATATATTTTCAAGGACAGGGAGATTAGAATCGATTCGATCTCCGTGTTTTCCAGGTTCAAATGTACCGTGTAATTTTAATAATCCTGTCGGCGCTCTTGGTCTTCCCCGAGCCATTTTGTACTTCCTTTTTTCAATGTTATTTTATCGCCTGTGCGCGACAGAAAGGGGGGCGTGTAGTACGCTCAAGCGCCCAAATTTTTGAACCATCCCCCTTCGGTCTTCATCTTCGATGCGCTGCCATCTCTCTAATCGTCTTCATCTTGTGGCAGTCAGAGCAAAGTGATTGCCAGTTTGATTGTTCCCAAAAGAGTTCTTCGTTACCTCTATGTTCTATAATGTGATCGACAACAGTAGCTTCATCACCACAACGATTGCATCTTGGATTCTCTTCTAAGAACTTCTTTCTTTCATTCTTCCATCTTGCACAGTTGTATTGATCAGCCCATTCTTTTCTATATTTATTGGATTGGCCGCTAAGCCACTGAAGCTTTCTTTCATCATCTTCTCTTTGCTTATATGAATGTAGCTGACAATAAGTTCCTCTCTTATCAACTAACGCATTGCATCCTGCGGCCTTGCATATAAACTTATTAGGCATTGAAGACCCCCATTAGAAACTTTATGCCTAATCCAAATAGCCCCATTGCACCTAATAGCATCGCTCCTATAAGGAAATAGCCCATAAGTCGGCCTAAGAAGTTACTTACCTTGTCCATACGATCCTCCAATATAGTTAGTGACTATTTCCTTTAAGTCGCTGATAAATGGAGAATCCGACCTTCTATGTCCTATATCTGTTATTAGTTCATGGCAGCTATGACAAAGTACTCTTACATCTTCTTCTGTCTCAGAACCTATGTGATCGTAGTTAAGATGGTGTACCTCGAATCTTCCTATAGACTTCCAATCTTTCTTTCTAACTAGCCACTTCCATTTCTTCTTGCCGCAGAGATAGCAGCTACATTCTTTGTTCTCTAACAAACCCTTCCTAAACTTCTTCCAGTAGGCGTTTTCGTATACACTTCTATTTGCCATATAGAATTAGTCAGTTACTATACATCCGTGTAGTTGCTACGCCCTTTTAGCCTCCATAAATCGTTCTCCGCGATACGAATTTTTTTTACTTTCGTCTGCATCTTTGGATATTATATGCGTGAACTATTCAACCAGACCAACAAACAAATCTACACCTAACTCCTACTATATCAACGAGTTAGATCGCCACAACATATTTCCACTTCCCACCAAACTTTTCTCTTCGGGCTTTTTATATTGGCTTGTATAGAGATCGTTGATCTCTTTATTTCAATTTAAATAGCTGTACCAACCAGTTACTACGGTTTAGTAGGCAGCTATATCAGGAGTTTAATATGAAAATCATTGAAAGAGACACTAAGGTTATCGCTTATGATGAGGATATGAATGAAGTAGTCATTCAGCTTATAGAAGATGATGATGGGGATGAAAAGCTGTTTATAGGTTCTAAAAGAGAATGGAAAAATTATGCGCAAAACCATAGTGTCGTTGCGCTATAATCGATTTGTTACTACTAAAGGAGAAAGTATATGAAGGTAGTTAATCTGTACAAGACAATCAAAATTGAGGAACCGAAAGATGAAGAGCTTTTTCTAAAAGTATTTCGAGACTATGATGGAATAGAAAAAATCTTTATCGGGAACGTTGAAGAAATGAGCGCTCCACGCTTTAATAGGATGGAGAAACTAATCTCAGAAGAAGAAACTTTTGCTTTTGATAGTGATCCCGCAAACAAGGACTTTGTAGACTTTTTGAAATCTGATTCTACTTCACACTAACTAGATGTGTGAGCAGTAACCACATATAGAGCCTAGATAGAGAATGCGAGCTTTGTCTAGGCTTTCTTTTTGGCTAAACACCTAGCCCTCTTAATTTCTTAACTTATAGAAATAATATAGAATATATAAATTATATTATTTATATTATTTCTATAACTTA